CGACTCGTACCCCGCCCACCACCACACCACGGAGACCACGACGATGACCCTCTTCCGCCGCTACGACCACGTCGAACGCGTCAACCACGACGACGTCCAGGGGCTCCTCGTGGGCCGCGTGCACGTCTTCCCCAAGCTCGACGGGACCAACGCGTCCGTCTGGATGGAGGACGGCGAGCTCCGCTTCGGGTCCCGCAACCGGGCCATCACGCCCGAGGACGACAACGCCGGCTTCGCGCGCGCCATGAGCGAGCGGGTGACGTCGTTCGCCCTGGCCCTGTCGGAGCTCCCCGCCGGCGCGGTCCTCTACGGCGAGTGGCTCGTCCCGCACACGTTGAAGACGTACCGCGAGGAGGCCTGGCGCCGCTTCTGGGTCTTCGACGTCTTCGTGCCGTCCGCGGGCCGCTTCATGCCCTACGACCACTACGTCCCCGCCCTGATCCACGCGGGCCTCGACTTCGTCCAGCCCCTCTGCGTGATCGAGAACCCCTCCGCGGACCAGCTGTCCGCGCAGGCCCAGCTGAACAACACGTTCCTCATCCGGGACGGATGCGGCGTCGGGGAGGGGATCGTCGCGAAGAACTACGACTGGGCGAACGCCTACGGGAAGCAGCCGTGGGCGAAGATCGTCCGGAACGAGTTCAAGGAGCAGAACGCCCTCGCGTTCGGGACCACCGAGAAGCAGGGCGAGTTCCAGGTCGAGGTCGCTATCGCGACGGCCCGATGCACGCCCGCGCTCGTCGACAAGACCCGGGCCAAGATCGCCCTGTCGATCGCCGCCGAGCTCCGGCTGGACACCGTCCCGGGCGACTGGCGGGAGCACGTCGAGGCCAACCACCGGGCGAAGATCATCCCCCGCCTCCTGACGACCGTCTACCACGACCTCGTCACCGAGGAGCTCTGGGACGCCCTCAAGGAACACCGGGACCCGAAGGTCGACTTCAAGCTCCTCCGGTCCCACGTCGTCGGACTCACGAAGAAGTTCGCCGCCGACCTGTTCGCGTAGTACAATTCGGCTCTGCCCGAACCACACCACCAACCGAGGGACACTCCTATGACCAAGTTCAGCCGCAACGCCCGCCGTCCGTTCACCGTCACCCGCGTCCAGTACTCGTGCGAGAGCTCCGACTACGAGCAGAAGGCCGGCACGCCGACCCTGTTCGTCATGGCCCGCACGCCGGGCGAGGCGATCAAGAAGGTCGCCGACCGCGAGTGCCTGATCGGCTCCGCGACTGTCGGCCGCTTCCGGGTGGGCTACCTGGAGGACGGCGCCGGCGTCGAGCACGAGCTCATCATCACGAAGGACTTCTACGCCACCGTGGAGCGCGTCGTCTCGACCGTCCGCAAGGCCTGATGGCCCTCGCCGTCTCGATCGTCACCGCGGGGGCGCTCGCCGCCCTCGTCTTCCTGGAGAGGTACTTCCGATGAACACGCTCACCATCCTCGTCAACCTGATCGCCCTCGTGCTCAACGTCCTGGCCTTCGTCCGCTCGCGCCGTGACCGCAGGGTCGCCGAAGGTCTGCGCGCCGACGCGATGGGCCTCGTCGACCGGGCCGAGGCGATCCTCGCCCGGCGCGTGCGCGCGGCGGCCATCCAGGTCGTCGACGACGCGACGCCACCCGCCCTCCCGAAGGAGCTCGCGTGATCTCCTCCCGCGACGAAGTGCGCCGCCCCCGGATGCTCATGGGCGGCCGCCGGGTCTACGTCGCCGGCCCGATGCGCGGCTACCCGGCGCACAACTTCCCAGCGTTCGACGCGGCCGCGCGCCTGCTCAAGCGGACCCTGGGCGTCGACCCCGTGAACCCGGCCGACATCGACCGGCACCAGTTCGGGTACGACGGGACCTACGCGCTCCCGACGGAGACCGTGAACCAGATGCTCCAGCGGGACCTCCGCGAGCTCGCCGAGTGCGACGCGGTCGTCCTGCTCCCCGGCTGGCGGAAGTCGAGCGGGGCGAACATGGAGCGCGACATGGCGATCCTCCGCGGGATCCCCCGGTGGGAGCTCGTCGGCGGGCGGTACCTGATCCCGGACCGCGGGCAGGTCGGCGTCGACTCCATCCGCGAGTACCGTCACACGAGGACCACCTGATGGCCCACTTCAACATGCCGGCGGGAGGGGACCCGACCACGATCGCGTGGCTCAAGCTGCCCCGCAAGCGCCGCCGCGCCGCGATGTTCGACGCCCGACGCGCCCTGATCGGCCACCCGACCGAGGCCCCAGGCGAGGTGCCGATCACGAAGGCCCAGCGCCGCGCCGCGACCCCCTGGCAGCCGATCATCGTCGGCCCGGGGGACGCGCACTTCCTCTCCGGCCGGACCTCCTCCGAGACCGCCCGCCTGATCCTCCTCGGCCTGAACCGCCGGGAGCGGCGCGCGCTCCGCTCGAAGGGCGGCCCCAAGCACGAGGTTCGTGACTACCAGACCGGGCACGTCAGCCGGTCCGAGCGCCGGATGACCCCGCTCCTGTCGCGCCTCTGGATCTACGCCGAGGCCGAGAAGCGCCGCCGGGCCCTCGCGTCCGCCCAGACGTTCCAGGCCTCCCCGCTCGGGAAGGTCGCCCGCCTCGCCGCGACGGCCGCGGCCGTCCCGATCGTCGCCGGGAAGCGCCTCATGGCCGCCGCGAAGCGCCTGTTCGGGGGACTCTCGGGATGACCCGCGACACCACCTACCCCATCGCCGGGTACGACGGTCAGGAGGACCGCAGCGCCCCGCCGATGGCCGTCCGGTTCGTCGTCTACCGGGGCGTCAAGGACGGGGTCCTGGAGTACGCGACCGACGGCCTGTCGTGGACGGGCGGCGGGTTCGACGCCGAGATCGCCCGCCTCCGTCGGAACCTGCACCACGCGGTCGACGGGCTCGTCGACAAGATCGCCCGGGAGGGGTGGACCCCGAAGGGCGCGACCGTCGAGGACGGGCCGCCGCCGGGCGCCGAAGACGAGGACGACGACTCGTGACCGCCCAATCGCGGCGGCTCGCCCGTCGGCGATACCGCCAGACGAATCGCGGACGATTCACGGAGGCGCGGCGCAAGCTCATGCGCCGCTACGGACTCGATCAACAACAAGCGGAGGTCGCCCTTGTAGCGCAGCAAGGCGGATTGTGCGACATCTGTGGACGGTTGCGCCGCCTGATTGTCGATCACGATCACCGCACTGGAGCCGCTCGCGGGATGCTCTGCTCTCCCTGCAACGTGCGCCTGGAGGGAACGATCGACCACCCTGAACGTTGGCTCAGAAAGGCCGAGGCCTATGCGACGCGATGAACGTTCAAGACCGGCGCCCACGGGCGTCGACGTCGCCCTCTCGGACCAGCGGGTCGAGGACCTGATCGTCGGGTCCACCGAGTCCCGCAACCGCGAGCGGGACGAGCGGGCCGCGAAGTACGGCTACCGCCCGGACGGCCCCGGGGGCCGGCGCCTGCTCTCCGAGGCCACGCGGGCCCTCGAACCGGAGGTCAAGAAGTGGATCAAGCAGGCCTCCGCGCGCCCCGGCCCCGCACACGCGACCGCGTCCGTCTTGCTCGCGACGCTCAAGCCCGGCGTGATCTCCGCCATCGCCTTCCGCACCTGCCTCGACTACCTCACGGGCCGCACGGGGATCCAGACGATCGCGCACCGCATCGGGACCGCGCTGGAGGACGAGGCCATGATGGTCGCCGTGAAGACCAAGAACAAGGGCTCCCTGTGGCGGGACCTGTCCCGCCGAGTCCAGCGGACGCGCACCCGCGGCGTGCGCCGGAAGATGGTCGAGTCGGCCCTCACGAACCTCGGGGGGTCCTGGTCCGGCTGGCCGATCTCCGAGCGGTTCCGAGTCGGCGTCGTCCTCCTGGAGCTCATCCGGATGCACACCGGCTTCGTCGAGATCACGAACCTCTCGGACGCGAACGGCCGCCAGCGCCGGCTCGTCACCCCGACGGCGAAGGCCGTCGAGTGGCTGGAGCGCGCGGCGAAGGGCGACTCCCTCGCCCGCCCCATCTGGCTCCCGACCCGCACCGCCCCGGCCGACTGGAAGGGGGCGTGGGGCGGGGGCTACCGCGTGACCCGGCTGCGGGAGCGGCCGCTCGTGAAGACCCGGGACCGGGCATCCCTCGACGCCGTGGACGCGGCGAGCGCGGAGCTCCACCTCGGGGCCGCGAACGCCCTCCAGCGCAGCGGGTGGCGGGTGAATCGCCCGGTCCTGGAGGTCGCCCGGTGGGCCGCGGACGCCGGCCTCGACGTCGTCGGGTTCCGGCCCGTCACGGACGTCCTCCCCGCCGACCTCCCGCCCGCGCAGCCCCGCAAGGACCAGATCGACGGCTGGACCGCCGAGCAGCGACTGGAGCGCGACCGGGCCATCCGGGTCCGCTCGGACTTCTTCCGCCAGGACCGCGAGAACCGCGGCCGGGCGCTCCTGCGCGCGCGCACCCTCTGGGTCGCCGGGGAGTACCTCGACGCGCCGGCGCTCTACTTCCCCCTCCAGGCCGACTTCCGCGGCCGGCTCTACCCGCAGCCGCTCTTCCTCCAGCCGCAGGGGGACGACCTGGCGCGCGCGCTCCTGGAGTTCCAGGAGGGCCAACCAGTCGCCGACCGCGAGGCCCAGGACGCCTACCTGTCCCGCGGGGCCAGCCTGTACGGGATGGGTAAGGGCAGCGTCCGGAGTCGCGTGGAGGGCGCGCGGAACCGGCTCGCCCCGCTCTGGGTCGCGATCGGGGCCGACCCGCGCGGGCGCCGCGAGTGGGCCGCGCAGGACGACCCGTGGCAGGCGCTCGCCTTCGCCCTCGACTACGCCGCGCACGCCGCGCGCCCCGGGCACCACGCGTCCCACCTGCCGATCACGGTCGACCACACGTCCAGCGGGCTCCAGCTGTACTCCCTGCTCACCCTCGACCGCGAGCTCGCGGCCGCGACGAACGTGGCCCCCTCCGACGCCCCGGTCGACCTCTACCAGATCGTGGCCGACGACGTCACCCGCCGGCTCGTCGCCGATCCGGACCCGAACGCCGCCCTCTGGCTGGAGTTCCTGGGCGGCCGGGTGCCGCGCGAGCTCACGAAGCGGCCGATCATGACGAAGCCGTACGGGGTGAAGCTGCACTCGATCGTGAACTACGTCCGGGACGTCTACGAGGAGATCCGCATCGCCCAGGGCCACACCCCGTTCCCGGAGCTCGAAGGGGGCGCCTTCCGCGCCTCGACGTTCCTGGCCCGTCACCTGATCGCGGCGATGGAGGGGCGCATCGGGGCGTCGACGGCGACGATGGACTGGCTCGTCGAGTGCGCCCGAACGATGACCGAGCACGACCTGCCGATCCGCTGGACCTCCCCGAGCGGGTGGCCCGTGATCCAGGACTACCGCCGGTACAAGTCGAAGCGGATCCGCACGGCCGTCGGGGACGTGATCCGGTTCGTGCGGTACCGCGAGGACAGGCCGGAGCTCTCGGGCGGCCGGCAGTCGAACGGGTTCCCGCCCAACTTCGTGCACTCGATCGACTCCGCGATCATGGCCCGGTCCGTGTGCCGCCTCCGCGAGCGCGGGGTCCGGTCGATCGGGACGGTCCACGACTCGTACATGGCGCTGGCGGCCGACACCCCGAAGGTGATCCAGGCGGTCCGCGGGGTGTGCGCGGAGGTCTTCCAAGCGGACCTCCTCGGGCAGCTGCGGGCCGAGCTCCAGCGCGACCTCGGCGACAAGGCCGAGCTTCCGCCCGCACCGGAGCGCGGGGACTTCGATCCTCGCGAAGTTCTTCGGAGCCAGCACTTGCTCTCGTGAACTTCCGCGCGTATACTTCATCAACCTAGTCCAGGAGGGACACCAACGACATGACCACGAAGACGAAGAAACCGAAGGCGATCATCCTGATGACGCCACCGGGAACCGCGGTGTTCCCGTACCTCAACCAGACCGACCGCGGCAAGTACGCGAAGGACAAGGTGAACGGAGACTGGAAGACCGGCCTCCGCCTCCCCCTCGCGGACCCCGAGGTCAAGACCTTCATCGCCTCGCTCGAAGCCGCCTACGCCGCGAACCTCGCGCGCGCCGAGGCCGAGGAGACGCCGAAGGAGAAGGCGGAGCGCGAGGCGCAGAACAAGCCCCTCGGCGCGACGCGCCCCTACAAGAACGAGTTCGCCGACGACGGCAGCCCGACGGGCTTCGTCCAGGTGAGCTTCAAGCGCCGCGGCGGGGGCCAGGATCCGAAGGATCCCACCCGGACGTGGCTCAACGTGATCGGCCTGTTCGACTCGAAGAACAAGCCGATCGACCGCAGCAAGACCCGCATCGGCGGCGGCTCGCGCATCATCGTGGCCTACGAGGTGAACCCGTTCCAGACGGACATCGGGGCCGGGATCTCCCTCCAGCTGCACGCGGTCCAGGTCCTCGAACGGGCGGACGCCCCGACGAAGGACGCGGCCCAGTACGGCTTCCAGCAACAGGAGGACGGCTTCGTCGACGACAGCGGCGACAGCCCGATGACCGCGGAGTCGGTCGCCACCAGCGGAGACGACGGCAACGACGTCTAGAGACAAGTCGACCGCCCCGTTCCCCACCGGCCGCCCAGCGGCAACCGCGCCTAGCGCATCAAGAGGTGGATGAGAACGGGGCGGTCGCGTCTCTTGCTCACGAGATATTTCATGGACACGAAACCCTGCCGGACCTGCGGATCCACCGATCGGAAGCCGCTCACGGAACGAGCTCGCGCCGCGGGCCGGACGATGGGTGAGTGTCGCCGATGCAGGAAGGTCTGGAACCGGAGGGCGCGGTACGGCATCACCCCCGAGGACTTCACCGAGCTCTGGGAGAAGCAGAAGGGGAAGTGCGCGCTGTGCCACAACGCCGCGACCGACGTCGACCACGACCACGCGACGGAGAAGGTCCGCGGGCTCCTGTGCCACTCCTGCAACACCGCACTCGGGCAATTCGGTGATACGATTCAGGGTCTACAGAAGGCGATCGACTACCTCCGGAGCGCACAATGAGCGAAGCACCCGTCCTCACCCACCAGCCCTGCCCCGCCTGCGGATCCACCGACGCGGCCGTCGTGTTCGCGAATGGCGGGACGTACTGCTACTCGTGCCAGGAGGGGACGAAGGGCGACGGCTCGCCCCCGGAGACCGCGAGCCCGTTCAAGGCCGAGGGGGGCCTGATCGACGTCACGGTCATGGGCGTCCCCAAGCGGTCGATCCCGGAGACGACGGCCCAGAAGTGGGGCTACGGCTACGGGGAGTTCAAGGGCCGCAAGTGCCAGGTCGCGACGTACTGCGACGAGCGCGGCCGGCCCGTCGCACAGAAGCTCCGGTTCGCCGGCAAGCAGTTCTCGATCACCGGGGAGGCCTCGAAGATGGGCCTCTACGGGTCGCACCTCTTCAAGAGCGGCGGCAAGTCCATCACCGTCACCGAGGGCGAGCTCGACGCCCTGTCGGTCTCCGCCGCGTGGGAGGACAAGTGGCCCGTCGTGTCGCTCCCGAACGGGGTGTCGACCGCGGTCAAGGTCTTCCAGCGGAACGTCGAGTTCCTGGAGCGGTTCGAGAAGGTCGTGCTCATGTTCGACCAGGACGAGCCGGGCCGCGCCGCGGCCGAAGCCGCCGCCGCCGTCCTCACGCCCGGCAAGGCCTGGATCGCGACCCTGCCCGGGAAGGACGCGAACGAGCTCCTCATGGCCGGCCGGGCCGAGGACATCGTGCGGGCCTTCTGGGACGCCAAGCCCTGGAGGCCCGACGGGATCGTCTCGGGCCCGACGGTCTGGCAGCGGGTCCTCGCGCGCGACAACGCCGCCTTCGCCCCGATCCCGCACGCCGGCCTGAACGACAAGTGGATGGGGTTCCGGCCGGGCGAGATCAGCGTCCTCGTCGCCGGCACCGGCAGCGGGAAGTCCACGACCTGTCGCGAGTGGGCGACCGCGCTCGCGAAGGCCGGCCACAAGATCGGGTACATCGGTCTGGAGGAGCCGATCGAAATGACGGCGATGGGGCTCGCCTCCGTGTGCGTGAGCCGCCCGCTCCACCTCCTCCCGCGCGAGGAGCTCTCGAAGCCGGACGTTCTCGAAGCGGCGACCCTCCTGGAGGAGCGCGTCGTCTACTACGACCACCACGGCGTCAAGGCCGACACGGACCTGCTCGCGAAGATGAAGTTCATGGCGCAGGCGGAGAAGTGCCGGCTCATCGTGTTCGACCACCTCTCGATCGTGATCTCCGGCGGGGACCTCAAGGACGACGAGCGCCGGACGATCGACAAGATGCTCACGCAGCTGGCGAGCTTCGGCCAGCAGACCGGCGTCCACGTCCTCGCCGTGTGCCACCTCTCGCGCCGGGAGGGCAAGCCGCACGAGGAGGGCCGTCCCGTCACGCTCGCCGACCTCCGCGGGTCGCACGGGATCTCCCAGCTGGCGTTCAACGTCGCGAGCATCGAGCGGGATCAGCAGGCGCCGACCGAGGCCGAGCGGGACACGTCGACCGTGCGCTCGCTCAAGTGCCGGTGGACCGGGCGGACCGGGATCTCCGGCTACGTCCGGTACATGCCCGAGACCGGACGGCAGGTCGAGGTCGCGACGAAGGACACGGGCAGCCCGTTTGACGATTCGAGCTCGGATGAGGTAGGATAGGGGTACCATGCGAATCTACACGATGAAGCGGGACGAGTTCCAACTGATCCTCCTGGAGAACGGGAAGGAGGTCGGGTACTATACGACGATCGAAGGCCTCCTGCTGGGCGTCAAGAACCGCGCCCTGCGAACGGGGACCAAATCCGGGAAGGAGATCGCCGCGGTTTGCGCGCACACGCTGGACCGGCTCGCGATCGTCACGGCAGAGGTGCGGCGGATTGCCGAGCTCGTGCAGAAGGTCCAGGTCGGAGGGAAGGCGTGAATCGCGCCGAATACAAAGCTCGCTGGCGCCGCGCCAACCCGGAGAAATGGAAGGCGTATTGGTACCGCTTCCGTTATGGCGTGGAGCTCTCGGATCTCCGTTCTATGCTGAAAAAGCAACGGGGGAAGTGCGCCATCTGTCGACGAGCGCGAGCCACTCACCTCGATCACGATCACCGATCCGGACGTGTCCGAGGTATTCTTTGCCATCGGTGCAACACGGGAATCGGGATGTTCCTCGAATCAAAGGCGGCGCTTCGGCGCGCGATACGGTACCTCTGATGCGCTTGGCTTATGACTTCGAGACCAACGGCCTCTTCCTTGATGACCTCCGGCCTGGGACGAAGGACGCCTCGGCGATCACGAAGGTCCATTGTTTGGTCACGACCGACATCGACACGGGCGAGGTCGCCGTGTACCACGACGC